GCATTGGAGTTGCCGTCGCCGTTTGTGATAACGTCGATGGCATCCTCAAGATGCATGCGCATGATCTGATTGCCGATCTGGCGGAGCATGACGGAAAACAGGTCAAGGCGCTGGAAGCGGATCGCCTCGTAGGACGCAACGAGCATTCTGCCGCGCTTTTTGAGGCTCACCAGATGGTCGGAGGCTCTCACCTCGGTCTGGGGTATCGCCGCACCCTCGCCGACATAGCGCAGGCTCTTGTCGTCCTCGCTTGCCGCCGAGTAGATGGAGCGATAGTCCATGCCGTCAAAACGGGTGACGGTAGCGGTGATGGACGGCAGAATGTTGCCCTCTTCCATGCCTGCCTTTACGCTGCGCGAAACATACTCGGGAAACAGTACCGCCGACTCCGAGGTCGAGAAGAATTTTTCGACAACGTCGCTGCCTGCGCCGCGAACCTTGATGTCGAATCTTTTGAGCTGGCGCTGGAATGCGTCAAGCCCCTCATACGGAGTGCCCTTGTAGTTTTCGTTGGGGTCGAGCGCCTCCAGGGTCTGCTCGAAGCTCTTGCCGCGCTCTGAATACATGCCCTTTTCGAGCTTTATCTCGTTGAAATTATATGCCATGATCTTTTCCTCCTTACATAATGAAGCCGACTGTACCGGCAGCGGCATCGACCTTGATGACAAGGTACTGTGCTCCGCCGGTGGTGACAGCCTTGACCTTGCCTGCCGCAGCGTCCGCCGCGAGGGTAGCGTAGCCGACCGTGGGAGCCGTGCCGCTGTAGCCAAGCTCGACATAGCCTGCGGTCTTTATCTCGGCAAATGCATCGCCCGACGCGATGCAAACGCCCATGAAGCGGTCGCCTGCGTCGCAGGCCTTGACGGTGCTGTTTGCGCTCATCTTAACAAGCGCGCCCTTTGTTACGCCGCTTGCCTTGTTGAAGGAGAGCACCTGCTCTCCGACGCCTTCAAAACTAACTTTCATTTTTGTCCTCCTGATCTTAGATCAAATGATGTATTCTTCACCGGAAAATGCGGTGACTTCGCTCCTGCCCGGAAGCTGTGTCACGGGCGGATAGAGCTTTGCCGATGCTTCCTCAAAAGCGTCCTTGAGCTTAATAAGCTCGGGCTCATCCATCAGCTGCACGCTTTTTTCAAGTGCAGGGTGCATTTTTTCATCGCACACGAGGCACAGCCGCAGTACCTCGGCTCTGAGCGAGTCGAGATACTTCCTGCCGAGCTGCGCGGATTTCTCAAGCGCCGCAAACTCGGCGGCATAGCCGCGCCCGGCCTCGCTTTCGATGAAGCTCTTTATAACGCCCGCGCTTCTCTGCGCCGGAACGGCAACAAAGCTCCATTCGTATGCGTCAACCGCGCCCGTGAGCACGGCGCAGCACCTTTCACCGCCGTAGACCTTGCCCTTTTCATGGCTGCATGTTCCGATCTCGGCACCGCAGATGCTGCATATGCTCTGCGCTACCGAGCAGCCGACGCTCGTTTCGCGCTTTATGCCGCCTTCTATCTGGGCGATAAGCTCGGCGTTTGCCTCGGTGCGCAGCATGTAGGCAAAGCCCTTGAGATAGACATACGCTTCGCCGCACGAGGTGGTTTTGCCCTTTTCGGTCACAAGCTCCGTTCTGTAAATTCGCGCGACCTGATTTTCACTGCGCCAGTCATGGTCGCAGATGCCCGTCGCGCCGACGAAAAGCTCGCTAAGCTCGCGGAGCGTTGATACCGAAAAGCGCTCAAAGTCGCGATCGACCTCGTTATCGCACAGCAGCACCTGAAAGGCGTAGACCTCGTCGGCGGTAAGCTGCGTCTTGGCAAAGGCATTTATCGCCTGCAGCTCCTGCTCGGCGCACACGCTGCCCGACGCCGAGCCGTCTTTAATGATCTTCATTGCTTTTTCCTTCCTCCCAATAGATCTTGTCTCTCTGCGCAAGGTAAAGCGCAGCCTTGGCCTCCTCGACCTCGTCCTGAAGATTGATCGTCTCCCACTCGACGGTGAGCGTTGTCGCGTAGCCGTGCATGTTCAGCCACATGCGGCAGATCTTCTCGATAACGGGCGTCACCGTTCTGCGAATGGCGTTAAGCTCGCTTGTCATGAGGTCTGCCTGCTGAGCGCTCATGCGCTCCGTCGTTGACCAGTTAAGGCCTAGCAGGAACGGCGGTATGCCTGTTCGCGCGATAAGCTGCTCGAGTATCTGCCGCACCGGCACCTCGCTGTCGAGGATCTGGTTATCCGCGCCGATGACCTTGATATCAACGTCGCCCACGGCAACAAAATCGCGCACGGAGCCGGATTTTCCGCTCTGCATGGCCTCCGACCACTGCGAGGCTATCTGCTGAGCGCGCTCCTGAGCCGAGAACCTGTCGAGCGCGTCGCCCTGCGGCTTATAAACGACCGCAAAGCGAACGTTTCCGGCGCGCTCCCAGTTGATGCCCAGCGACTGATATATCTTCAGCAGTATTCCGCACAAAAACGGCATACTGCGCAGCATCGAAACGCCGTAGGGCGAGTCTGCCTCGGGGTTAAACGGCGTAAACAGCAGAAGATTTTGATACCGAAACGGCGTCACGCAGCCGGTGTCGGACACGCCGCACAGCTCGAAGTCAAGCGGAGTTTTGCCCTCACGGATCTGCATGTCGGCAACGTTTCCGCAGAGCACGGCGGCAATGTCGCGGTTGCCGTTTGCGACGATCTCGCCCACGGCGCGGCCGCAGGTTATCATCGAGTCAAGATACTGGGCGAGGAAGCTTTCAAGCCCCGTCTGACCTCTGCCCACCGGCACCGTTCGGATAAATTCCGCAAGCGCCCTCTGCGCATTTTTATCCGCACAGCTTACCTCGAAGCCGCCGGTGAGTCTGACGATCTTCATGATTGCCGCGTCCACCACCGGCACCGCCTCGCGGATCATACGGTAAAGCCTTGTTTCCGCGCTGCCGAGCGGCACATAGCTGTCGATGAGACTAAACGGATGCGCCTGCGCACTGCGAAGCTGCACCCTCGGCGGAGCGGCCTTTTGTTTTGAAAACAGTTTCATATTCCTACCTTTCCACCCACGCAGCGCCCAAGCTCTGCGTAAGTTTTGAAATGCCTGCGGCAAAATAGCGGATATCGTCCATTGCGTGGTCGTTCTGCTTCAGCGGCGCTTCCTTTCCGGCGCGCTCGTCCCAGCGATACTGGTAAAACTCGCGCACCGTGTCGTCGCAGCCGCGGCAGATGCGGATGCGTCCGCTTTTGAGCAGCGAGGCTGTGAGCCGTATGCCGCGCAGAACATCGTTTTCCGCCTTCTCGACGCGAAAGCCCGCTCTTGAGAGCGCCTCGATAAAGCTTGCTGCCGAGGGATCGACGATTACTCTGTGCGGAACGGCTTCGCCGCAAAGCTCGGCGAGCGCAGCGACGTACTCCTCATCGGTTTTCTGCCTGCCTGTTTTCCGCCCGTCGTAGTAATACTCGCGCAGGCGGTACCACGTTTGTCCGCATCTGCCCCACAGTCCGAAGGAGCTTGGATTTTTCGTTCCGTAATCGCAGGATACGATGTATTCGCAGCAGCTCTCCGGCGCGTCGCACAGCATGTTCTCGCTGAAGAAGTCATACACTCTGCCCTCCGGCAGCACCCACTGACCGAGGATAAACCGCCTGTAAAAATCGCCGCTGTACATGCGCTTATAGCGGTCGATTATCTTTTTCGACAGCGAGGGGTTATCCTCAAGCGTGAAGTGGATATACAGTGCGCGCCGCCGGTCGGCCTGGCATATCCATTCGCGATAGAACCAGTGCTGCGGACTTTCGGGGTTGCAGTTGAACCATATCTTGCTCCCCGTCACCGAGCACCGGGCGCAGGCCTGCTCGACAAACGAGCGCGGCATCAGAACCACCTCGTCGAGCAGCGCTCCTGCAAGCGTCACACCCTGGATAAGCGAGCCGGAGCTTTCGTCCTTGCCGCCGAAGAGATAAAAGCGGTTTTCCCGGCCGAGGTAGCTTATCTCGATTATCCCCTTTGAAACGAGATCGCGCACCGCAAAGCC